GCATCCTCACCAGATTAGCTCCCTCCGCCAGAGCGCTGGATGGGTTAATGCTAGCCTGTACGCTGGCTCTACTCCCATCTTCTACGGAGAGGTAGGACGCTACAATGACGCGCGCTTCATCTCCACTAGCATCATGCCAAATGGTGGGAGTGCTACGCTAGACACTGATACCGGTGAGTATGCTGATCCAGGCTTCGTCCTTGCACTGAATAGTGGTGTTAGCGGTAATCAGACCGATATCTACCAAGCTGTGATATTTGGTGAGTACAGCTACGGTCATGCTGTGGCTTTGCCGGTTGAGCTTCGGGATAACGGAGTTCAGGACTTTGGTCGTGAGCATGCGCTAGCATGGTACGCGATTTGGGGGCAGGGGCTCCTGGAGAACAATAACGTGGTCGTGATTGAGACTGCGTAATAGAGGAGGATGCTAATAATGAAAGCTCTTCAGCCAAAGAAGGTCACGACCATGCCTTGCGAGCGTTATCGCGCGAAGGTAGGGAAGTTCCTAGGTACGTTTGCCTCTCAGTCTGCTACCATGACTCCGGTTCATATTGGTGTGAACCAGTCTAATCTGGTGGTGTGTGAGTATGAGCTAACCAGTGCTCTAGCATCTGGTGAGACTGCTACTCTTACCCTTCCGACTGTTAGCAAGGATATTGTTCCGGTAGCTATGGCTGCTTGGTCACTTGCTGATCCAGCACTTCCACTAATGCAGCCCCATACTGCTAACAGTCTAGTTATGACTAGCTTTGATCGGGATACTGGTATCCTAATCTGCACTGCTGGTTCGGCTGGCGTAGCTGATGACACCGTTATCAGCGTGCTGTTTATTGCAGCCACAGAGGGTACTGCGTAATTAATAGGTGATTAGTAATGTCTAAAGGTATCAAATCCGATCAAGTAACTACCTCTGAAGAGCGCATGGCGGTTGCAGAAGCAATCTCTGCGGCGGAAGAGGCTAAGAAAATGTCGGATGTAGCTGTCGCAGTGGCGGAGAAGAAGATGCGGGACACCTCCGCCGCAGCGAAAGAAGCAGCATTTAAGGCAGCAGGCCCAAAGACCGAAGATGATGATGTGAGCGTAATCTGTCTAAAGAGCGCTCCCATTGTGCGCATCGGTCATAGGGTCTACTCGTTCAAGCAAGGCGAGCTGATTAGCATGCACCCATCCCACGCAAAGGTGAACGAGGATAAGGGATGGGTTGTCGTTAAAGGTTAAAGCACTGTGAGCACTCCCAGAACCAGCTTGATTAATCGTTTGCGCAGCTCTCTATCAGATGATAAAGGGTCTGTAGCTGCGTTTACCCTATCAGTGACTGGGGAGTGCAAAAGCGCTTTGCTTGAGCTTACTAATGGCTTTTTCTCTGTTACTGTTGCCCGTGGTAACAACGTAAACAGCATTAGATTAGACCTCTCTAATCCTGCATATAATACCACTGGCAAGCTGCTACGCTATATCTCTGCACTGAAGGGGTATAGCGTAGCAAAGGACGAGAATTTCGACACTTCGGAGGATTTTCCTTCCTCCGGCATGGTCATTGACCACGGATTGCAAGACATCTCTAATGGTAGCTCGTGCACTGTAAAGCACAACATATTTTCTAATGAAGAGCTGCGTCAAGTATTAGAGGAAGCTGTCTCGCTTCACAATCCGAACTATACGATCAACAGGGTTCCGGTTGCAGAGCACCCTTACGTGCTGCAAAGAGCTAGAGCAATTGCGTACAGAATTCTAGCTACAGACGCGGCAAAAAGGAGTGGTATTGAGGGTGAAGCAAAGGTGTTTCTTGGCCTGGCGAAGGACCAAGAGGACCAATATAATCGGGATGTCAAGAGGCAGCAACGTATTATTCCCTCGCCAAAGATTGATGAGAGCAAGATTGGCTCTGGCGATACGATACAGGGTGAGCTGTTCAGGCCAAACCTAAGAACCGGCTATGATGCTCCCTATCGTTCTGCTCTTCCTCCAGAATCCCCCGTATTGTTACAGCCGTCTGATGACGACATAGAGGACACGCTAATACGGTTGAGATGGAACCAGGATAGAGATAGCTCGTTTCTCTACTATGAGCTTTGGCGCGACACACAGAGCAATGTTGAGCGCTCAATAGCTGGGAGGCTAGACAGCTCATCCAACACCTCCACAGCTCTACCTGTGCAGACTCAATATGAGAAAGCCACAACGGCAGTGCAGGTGATGGGGCTTACTGGTAATCGCACATCTCCTGTGTTTGATGGGTTTTACATGGGTACCTTTGCTGAGCAAAGCAGCACAGGGCTTGTGAAGTCGTCGTTTATTGATGGAGTTGTGGTCAATAACCCAGGAGCTGGCTCTCCAAGCGTGCTAGGAGCACCATTAGAGCCGGAGACTGATTATTACTACCGCCTATATGCGATCAATCGCAATGGCGAGGTACAGCACTCTAACGTGCTGCATGTTCGTACTAAGGCGATTAGAGCGCTGTTTGCTCGTCTGTCTAATGGTGCGTTAGACACCACTAATGCAATCTCGCCAACTAGCGGGACGATTGCAGGCGGTACTGCTGTCACTATCACAGGTACTGATTTCGTAGAAGGTATCTATCTGACTATTGGCGGAAAGAGATGCACAGAGGTTTCTCGCTCTAGCACGCAGCTAGTGGTGACTACCCCAGGGATGTCTAATAGCAGCTTTGCCGATAAAGCACTAGACCTGGCATTGTATAGTCCAACCGGATTGGTTGATATCGTAAAGGGAGGATATACATACACATGATCAGGATAGTGGTAGGCAATAATGGCTGGGCTAATGCTGGCAAGCTCTTTATGCGCGCGAAGATGGAAGCGCCAGAGCTGGCCAGGAGAGCGCTGCAAAATGCTGGTGACCTAGCAATTGAGGACTTCAGAGAGAAGGCTAGAAGTGGCGCTTTCGGTCCTCCTCCCAAGCGCGGTGGTATTCCTATTGTGGACACATCAACCTACATTAACAGCTGGGAGGCTTGAGTTGCTGTGTTTGACCTGGAGATAGGTCCTCATGGTGCTAATAAGAACATGAGCAATGAAGCGCTTGGCCAGCTATTAGAGCATGGCACAAGCAAGATGGCAGCAAGACCACATATGCGATCAATGGCTGTTTGGATGCAAAGGAAGGGCATGGCCATGATCGCAAAGGAGATATTTAGTGAGCTATTTAGGGGTAAGTGAGGCCATTAGAGGCCGACTAGAGGGCAAAAGCTCTCTATTTGTGCCCCCCTTGCCAGCACTGGCCAAGGACCAAGATAGGACTGCGCTAGATATTCAAAATGCGGGCGCGATAGATACAGGTAGCTCTCCTTCAGCCCCTAAGACCGACGCTTTCAGCAGAGTGGTAGGGCTTAAAATCCCTATATTCGATGAGACCACAGACGGAGCTGAGCATCACTCTGTCTATCCATCCTTCACATATGATGTGATTAGCGTGATTCCACGCTTTAATGATTACATTCATAGCGTGCTGAATTACGGAGGGGATAGCACATACTCAATCCCTATCAGCTATTCATCGGAGGATGTAGTAGACACCAACGATGAGGACCTAGGTAGCTCTCCGCGGTTGATTAGGCGCAGAGAGATAGAGCACCCGTTTGACATATTGGTAGAGATTCGCATTAAAGCAATTGATGACGATATCTCCGCACTAATGCTCAAGTATACCTATGAGATATTCCCTCCGCGTGGATTCATTAGAGTTCCCATGAGGGATGGGTCTTACAGGTCATGGGATATGATATTTCAAGACTTTACAGACCTAGACAAGCGCAAAGCAGTGGTTGATGGCGCTCCAGGCGCAAAAAAGCAAAGGACGAAAGCGCTCACTTACCTAATTGAGGGTTACCTAGACAACACTGATACGAGCTTCCTGCTCAATAGGACTAGAAAGCGCATTATTGTGCAAAGTGGCACCACCTAATGAGCAACTTGGCTGATCGTATCAATTAGAGGAGACTATTGAAATGGCGGCAGAGAATTTTCAAGCCCCCGGAATTATTGTAAGGGAGCTGCGTGCTGGGGTGCCACAGATTAGAGGCACCACAACTTCAAAAGGTGCTTTCATTATTCGCTCTTTGCGCGGACCGGTGAATAGCGCAATCGAGGTGGACTCGCTTGCTAAAGCCCAAAGGATCTTTGGAGACTTCGATCCAAATAGCTACTGGGGAGAGTCTGTAGACGGGTTTTTCAAGAATGGCGGTTCATCTCTTTACCTATCGCGAATTGAGCCTAATGGCGGAACTGGCTCCGTAAAGGCGTACATCACCCTGCAAAATGGTGGAGGTGGTGCTACAGCAGCGACCAAGACCCTTGGTAACGCTCCTACATACACCCTCACACCCGGTATGACCGTGGTCGTGGATGTGGATAACGTAGGTGATGCTACAGCGACATGGGATGCAGCAGCTGCATCGATTGAGTGTGCCAACGCGGAAACCTATGCTCTGACAGACGGTTGGACACTAACTGTAAAGATCGATCAGGGTTCTGTTCAGACCATCACTTTCAATACCGCCGACTTCGTAGCAATCGGTGCAGCGACCGCGGAGGAGGTCGCTGCAGTAATAAATGAGGACCTGGTAGGCGGTTCTGCTACTGCTACCACTGGTGGCACAGAGGTAACAATTACCTCGGACAAGAAGGGTACTGGCTCCTATGTTGAGGTAACAGGTGGTACTGCTAATGGCGCCCTTGGGTTCTCGACGTCTCCCGTGCAAGGGACTGGTGACGTAGTAGATATCACGGCTGTCACAGCGGCAGAATTCAAGACCGTAATGGAGGCTGATACTACAGCAACCGTTGATATTACTGGCACCTACCCCATTATCTCGTCTCCTACTACTGGCGCAAGCTCAGAGCTGGACTTCGATGCCACGTCTACCGGATTGACAGCTTTCGGTCTGTCTGTTGAGGTTATCGTCGGCCTAGCATCTGCTGCTGCGGCTAATAGCGTGAAGGTTGAAGCTATTGGCCCAGGAAGATCTTACAACAGCGTGAAGGTGCTAGTTGCGGATGAGGATAACGTGGTCGCCTTGGCTGGCTCTGCACTTGGAGCAGCTTGGACTAGCGGTTCAAAAAGCAGTGTTCTTTTAACCGCTACAGCTATTGCCAAGATTGCTGTGGGGGATACCATTAAGCTGTATGACTCAGCTGGTGGTACCCAGACAGTGCGCGCGGTAGTCTCGCAGATTACCGATTACACGGCCGTTTTCCAGTCTGCTGTGACTGTAACCACCACTATGGCGGTAGCTACCACAAATCTCACAGTAGAAACATGGAGTCTTACGGTTATTGAGGATGGAAAGACTATTCAGGGGCCATTTACTGGCCTGCGCATGTCTAGTTTATCATCTAGCAATTACCACGAGACGCGCATTAATACTGGTGATGATGAGGCTGTTATTACAGTTACTGATCAATCACTGGCTATTGGTGCTAATAGCACGGACAACAGGCCGGATAACACGGTTGCCACTGGCGACCTATTGGCTAGTGGTGCCACAAGTGCAACCTATCTAGACACCGATTACATCGGTACGTCATCCAACGCTAAGGGTCTCTACTCCCTGGATGTGAAAAAGGATGTGCGATTGGTTGCAGTGCCTGGGGTTAACGGTGTCGTAGTCACTGGCGCAATTAGCAAGGGTCTCCTTGACTATTGCACTGCTAGAGAGGACTGCGTTGCTGTGGTTAGCACTCCAGCGGCTACAACAGTGGCTAATGCTGTGACCCACAAGAATACCTATCTAGGTGCGACTAGCTACGGCATTATGATCTACCCTTGGGTCTACATCCTCAACCCTCTCACTAGCCAGAAGGGCTTGTGCGCCCCTGAAGGCTATTACATGGGTATGGTGGGCAGGACTGATAGAGAGCGCAATGTAGCAAAAGCTCCGGCCGGAGAGGTGGTTGGTAGGCTGCTAGGTGTGCTTGATATCGAGCGAGAGCTTACTGATACAGACCGAGCTACCCTGTACAGCAATAATATTAATCCGATTGAGGACCTCGATGGTGACATCACTGTCATGGGCTCTCGCACGATGGAGAGTGGTGAATTCAATCAGATCAATGTTAGGCGTACATTCATCTTCTTGCGCGAATCATTGCGCACCGGAACCAGGTTCGTCCTATTTGAGCCAAACGATAGCGCGACTAGAGCCAAGGTTAAGAGGGTTGCTGGTGCATTTCTCAAGACCGAATGGGAGAGGGGTAACCTAGAAGGCGACACCATTGATGAAGCTTTCTATGTTATCTGTGACACTAGCAACAATCCTGATAACAGCATTAATGAGGGCAAAATGTTTATGTCTATTGGCGTGAACATTCCTCGCACGACTGAATTCTTGGTAATCGAGATCCAGCAAGATCAGCGCGGAATTGAGGCAACCCTGGGGTTCTAAGAGGCAACAATGAAGTCTATTGATAGGAAGTATCTAGGGACCTTCAGTCGTACAGACGCAGAAGACCCCTTGAAGGTATGGCGCTTTCAGGTTGAGATTGAAGGTTTTGGTCGGCTGGGCTTTAGCAAGATCAGTGGCCTAGAAGGCCAAACCGATGTGGTGGAATATCGCGAAGGCGGTCAGAACGCTACTGTGCAGAAAAGCCCTGGTCTGACTAAATGGCCAGACCTCACACTAGAGCGAGGTCAAGTGCTAGGTGTTGGGGTTGATGACTTTCTGCTTTGGTACACACAGGTGCATGATGCTTCTGCAAAGAAGCCTAAGTCTTCAAAGGTCTTTCGCCGCGACATCGATATAGTGCAATTCGATAAGGAAGGCGCGGAGGTCAGAAGGTGGCGCGTTACAGAGGCATGGCCTAGCCAATGGAAGCCAATTAGCGACCTAGATGGGAGCGCATCTGATAACAGCTTTGAATCTCTCACTATTGTGCATGAGGGGTGCTATCTGTTGGCTAGTACCGGTAGCTAATGGAATAGAGCTAGGTATGGGTATATAGTTTGAGCAAAAAGCCTGGCAATTGCCAGGCTTTTTAGCTAGGAGAACCAATAATGAGAACGACTAATATTACACTACCAAATGGGCTAGTAGGACCAGACGGTCAGATTGTTCGAGAGATTACTATCAGACAGCTCACGGGCGAGGATGAGGACCTTTTGCGAGACAAGAAGAATCTGCGCGAGGGTGGTGTCATTAATAAGCTATTGAAGCGAGCAATAGTGTCAATCGGCGAGATAGAGGATAAGAAGGAGATTGCTCGTCTGTTTGATACGGAGATGCTCAGTGCAGACCTCACTACGCTTTTGATTAGGCTGCGCATGTTTAGCATAGGAGAGCGCTATTCATTCAGATGGAAGTGCTCTGTGTGTGAAGGGTTTACTAGGCACTCTGTCGGACTTGATGCTCTTGAGGTAAAGGAGCAGTCAGACGAGTATCGTGGGGTAAAGCTAATCACGAAAGAGCTAGAGGATGACGATGGCAAGCCCATGACCATTGAATTCTCCCAGCTGTATGCTAGTGGTACTAACAGGCTTGAAGCCATTAATCAGCAATACGCAAGCGAAAAAGGTACTAGAGAGCTACTTTTGCAGCTCAAACGCGTAAATGGTGCTTCGCCACATCCTCAGCTCTTAAAGAGCTGGAGCTGGGGTTTGCGTAATAGGGTAAGAGAGCTAATGGACTCCACTATTGGTGGGATTGATATCGAGCTAGAGATGGTATGCAATAACGTTAATTGTGGCAATCTTGACGTTGCTACGATGCCAATAGATCTAGCTGATTTTTTCTTCCGGACGGGGGGTACATCAAAACACACGATGGTGAAACCATACCGGGAGTATGGTACGCCACAGCAATCATCGCTGGACAATGGGGATGGGCTCCTGAGGACGTCCGGCGATTAGCGATTAAAGAGCGCGATTGGTATGTGAAGATACTAGAGGAAAAAATAGAAGCAGGTAGAAGCAGAATCGCGGAACTAGAGAGGAAGTAGTGCCATGGCTGGCTCCAAATTTACGCTAGACCTATCACTCAATGTGGCTAATGTGATGAACCGCATTGACAAGGTGCAGGCAGGATTTCGCAAGCTAGGAGACGAGATTAATACTCTTAATACCGCGGAATCTAAAGCAGGCTCTGCTAGTGGTGGTTTGGCGGCTAGAGGCCACGCGCTAATGGGATTCGCCGAAAAGGTAAAGGCGGCAGGTGATGCGCTATCCAGTGCTGCTCAGCAGATGGCTGTTGGTGCTGCGGCTATTGCTAGCTCTGTGGTGAAGGATGCAGCCATGTTTGAGGACGCGGAGAGCAAGCTAAGGTTTGCTTTCGGCGAGAAGTGGTCTGGCATGATGGCCAAGACCAAGGCGGAAGCTGCATCTCTGACCTTCACGTTTGCGGAAACAATGGATCTGGTCTCCAGCCTTGGAATAATGAAGATCAACCCATTCGGAACGATGGGTGATGACCTGAATGTTTTTAAGTCTCGAACTGGGGATATGATTAGTGCACTTCAGACGATGCAAGACATGGCATCAGCTGCTGGCAAGAGGACAGAAGACGTTGTGATTGCTATTCGCAATGCTATGTCCGATCAATGGACATCTCTTAAAACCCGCTTTGATGTTCCTGCTGAATGGATCAAGAAGTGGAAGGACGAGATGAAGGACATGGAGACCCAGCAGGAAAAGTATAACTTCCTTATCTCCAAGATGGCCGAGCAATATGGTGGTGCAGGAAAGCTCCGAGCTAAAAATTGGAATTTCATTAAAGACCAAGTAGACGACCTATTTCAGATACTGCGCGGAGAAGCTGGTAGAGAAGGGCTTTCGTTAATGACCGAAGGACTCTCTACCTTCGTAGAAAAGCTGTCAGACGTAGCCAAGAATAAAGAGGTTATTAAAGCCCTATCTAGCGCCTTCGTTATGGTAGGCCGTATGGTTAAGTTCGCTTTCACACAGCTAGGAAATTTCGTCTCTTGGCTTGGCAGATTAGTAGCCAAGTATCCTATTCTCCCCCAATTGGCTGTAGGGTTCACTATTGCAGCGATTGCAGCAACCGGATTGGCTGGCGCGATGGTAGGTGTTATTGCTGCGGCGATGACATTAGCAGCTGGAGCAGCAATAGTTACCACCGCCATGGTGGTCATGGCTGCCAAGATTATTCTAGTCGGTGCGCTAATAGGTGGGGTGCTAGTCGTCGGCCTATTGGCAGCAGCGGCTGCCGTGCAAGCATTCACTAATGTTATGGGTGCTAATGGGGATGGTACTGGAGGATGGATTGCTAAGCTAAAGGCGTTAGCCTACATCATTAGAGATGTGGTGACCACGTACAAGGATGGTACTGCTACGCTATCCGGCGAGACCACTAAGATGGCCGAGCAGACCGGTATGGTTGGCTGGGCGGTCAAGATAGTCTCAGCGGTTGAGTCTGTAATGCACTTTTTTGACCGCTTGAGAGCTGCTTGGGATAAGATGGGCGTTACGCTCCAGCCTCATGTGCTAATGCTCTGGGAGGAGCTGAAAGGGCGATTTCAAGAGCTAGGCAATTCGCTAGGGCAA